ATTTCTATAGGCATTTCAAACGTTATCTTACTTTGTATTATCCTTTTATCAGTTCCAATAGGAAAATTTGTATCTAACGTAACTTCTTTAAGTTCAACACGAGTTAATCTTGTCCAATCAAATAACGAATCACTTGTTTGTAAATTTAATGAAGGGTCAAATAAGGGTAATATTTGTTCTAATATTTGAAGATGTTGGTTAGTATTGCTTGCATATATGTGTAATTCCATATCTAAGTTATATGGAACTGGCATCCGTTGATGAATAACTTGTATATCATCTGGAACTAATCCACCAACTGGAACATAAGAATTTCTACGTTCTTGACCAACACCACGAGCTCTATTCATAGCTATTGGTAATCCAGACATATAAGCACTCATAACTGGAAGTCTTAATGGTTTATTTTGAGTATTATCTGCCATTAAAGCAGCAACAACTTTATCTGGATGTCCATAATGAATATCTACAGGTATTAGTTGTTCTTCTCGATCTTTGTATTTTCCAACTTGAACTTGAAGACCTTGAAAGATAGCCATAAATTGATTTATGTATCTAGCAATTTGCCCATTATAATAAAATCCTTCTGCTCTGATAGCCATTACTTAATATCCCTTGCTGGTTTTTTATATCTACTTGTAGTATATTCATCTAATATAGGTTTTTGTCCATTAAATTCAGCACGACGATCTGTTTCTAAATAAACCCATCTTGATTTCGCAACAGAATATCTATATAAACGTGCTGGAACATCTTTAGCAAGACCAACATATATTAATCTATGATAATCACCATTATGTGGATTTGCTGGAAAAGTATCTGCTTCTGTATATGGAGCATCATTTTGTGGCATAGCATCCTCCACATATAATCCATTTCTTACAAAACCTGTGTTTTCTAAACTTACAAGACCATATGGAACTAAACTTGCTGATTCTTCATCAGAATATTCTCTAATTGTATTTGAACCTTCACTTCCTTTTTCTGGTACATTATCTAACGATTTAGCTTTGATTGTTTGATCAATATTTGAATAATCTTGCCATAATAGATTATTTCCATCATTCTTATCAAATAACCCAGAATTATCTTTTTTAGCAACAAGATCTCCAAAAATATCTTGAGTTTCTTGGGAGGCAAGAGCTGGTAATGCTGTTATTAATAACATTGTTGGCATCCAACCTGGAGTATAGGAAGTCGGATCCCAAGTAACATCAGTTACTTCCAAATAACGTTTAATAGGACGCAAATCAGGGGTATATTGTGTTTCACTTGGAAGTTCAATAATATCTCCAATTATAACTGGACGTCCAATAGTATTCACACAAGTATTAAAGCTTAATTTGATGTTATAACTTATTTGTGTTTCCATCCCAAATGCTTTAAGTTCTAGATTAGCTTGTACTAATTCATAATAACCTTTTATTAGTAATGGTGATTGGTCATAATCTCTATCTCGATTCTCCATTAAAATCTTATCTTGGATATTTAATATAGTTGTAACATCATATTCATGCATTTCTAATGCCTGAATTCCCCAACTATTACATTCATCTCCGACAAAAGTAATTGGGCGTAATCTCCAATAACGACAAGGAGCTGAATTTTTAAAATTGATAGTATTTAAAGTATCATTATTAGGTAAGTCAATAACAGCAACACCATACCATTGTCTTCCATCATCAGATCGTTCAACACGAGCCTTTGTAACACGTGACCCTGAATTAACACTTTGTTTAATCTTAATAGTTGTTATTTCTTTTCTAATACTCGCGTCAACCCCATATCTCTGACGTCCATTAGGTAATCTAATAATGCCAAAGTCATATCCGATATATCCTGATTCTAATAATAAGGCTTTTGATTGACGGGAATACCACTCTGTTGTTAACTTATCAAATGCGTTAGAGGCAGGATAGTTATATGCATCCCCTCCTGATATGGCGTTACCATTACCAGTTAAATCAAGAAGTCTTGTTTGTTCATGTACTCCTAATAACTTATGAACATTTATTTTGGCCCCAGCAATTGCTAATGATTCTTGAATATACGAATCAGCAAGATTATCAGTTTTTGGTTGTTCTGTAAGATCCCAAGGACGACAATTAGTCCAATTAGAAGGAGTAACACAATTTGGTCTATTAGGTATAGATATTACAGTTGGAGGTGGTACATAAGGTGGTACTACAAATCCAGATGTGGATATTGTAATTCTTGGTTTAAGTGTTGTAAGTATAACAGATGTGTTAGCTATACTAGAAACAGATATTGCAACTATTGGAGGTGTTGTTGTAAGCAAAACATCTACACTATTAAATAATATTGTATCTATTATAATGGTTGGTTTCTGTGTAGTTAATGAGATATCAACTCGTGCTAATCCAGAAGCATTTAAAGTAATAGTTGGGTTAGTGGTTGTAAACGCCACATCAGTTGTTGCTAACCCAGAAGCATTTAACGTAATAGTTGGATTAGTGGTAGTAAGTGTCACATCAGTTGTTGCTAAACCAGAAGCGTTTAACGCAATAGTTGGTTGTATTGTTGTAAATGCCACATCAGTTGTTGCTAAACCAGAAGCATTTAAAGCAATAGTTGGGTTAGTGGTTGTAAATGCCACCATAGCTGTTGCTAAACCAGAAGCGTTTAACGCAATAGTTGGTTGTATTGTTGTAAATGCCACCGTAGTTGTTGCTAATCCAGAAGCATTTAACGTAATAGTTGGGCTAATAGTAGTAAATGCCACATTAGTTGTAGCTAATCCAGAAGTATTTAAAGCAATGGTTGGTTTTGTTGTAAGGATGGAAATATCTACAAGATTTATTTGAGTTGTGATATCACCTGTAAATGGTGTGCCTAAATAGGCAACATCTAATGATCCAGTAGATAATAGTTTAGCTTCAACGTTAACAAACGGTGTACCTAAATATGCTATATCTAATGCAAGTAGATTAGCAGTAGTTATCATAGTCACAATATTATGCCTGACTTATAGAAAAATCATCTACATATAAACTGTATGTAGTACCTCCCCAACATTCTGTTATAATTTCTACAATTCCTATTTCAGTTGGAGTAAATGTAATAGTTACTTGTTCCCAAGTATCTGCTATTGCTGTCATATTTGTCGAAACATCGTTTGGTACACTAGCAATTTGTCCACCTCGGCACTTTAACATTGCAGTTAATCCAGTATTAGTTCTTCTCATCCATAAAGATGCTGTTACTAACGTATTGGCTCCACACGCCACTTTTGCGATTGACATATAAAATGGAGCTAAACTAGAAACATAAGTCGATGTTGTTGGAGACAATTTCCAAGAAATTCCTGAAGCTGTATGCCGAACTGATGTCTCAGATGTAATTGTACCATTTGGAAAGTAATCAATGTGATTGCCTGCAATCCCTCCTTCATTTTGAGAATATACTCCAGTAGTCATTCCATATAGCCCAGCACCTGGTTTATCTACTTTGACAGAATCACTTAATGTACATCCAAACAAAAAAAGTTTTTGTGTAGCACTATTAACATAAACACTTGCGGCTCCATGTCCACTAATAGTTGTTCCTCGTACTATACAATCTACAGTTCCAGTTGCAAAAATACCATAATTTCCGTTAGATATTATCTGTCCGACTGTACAGTCGTTTGAGAGTTGACTGGCGATAAACAATGCACTTCCAGAATTACCATTGATTGAATTAATTGAAAGGTGATTAAATGAACCAAGACTAATTGCATTACCTTCGTTACCATTGATTCTACCTATCGATCCTGTGTTATAAGACCCAAAAGTTATAGAAGTATCATAACTGTTATTACATACAGCTTTTATATCTAAGTGTGAAAATCAGTAACTGATGAGAAAAAACCTTGTCGTAAACAATTATTTGCTGCAACGATTGATAGGTTCCAATAGTTACCTATAGAACTAATTCCTATCCAATATCTAACAACTGCAATATTATTCATAGCTATCCATGAGTTACCATTAGCAAAAAAAGCGGTACCTTGACCGCAAGATCCGTCAAACCAAGTTTCTGCTGATTGAGTAGACATATCAATTGTATTCCATCCACCAGAGTACGTTATAAATTGATCTACACTCCCTGCCTCTTGGAAAGTGAATAGTATAGTATTAGTTGGTGCAACAATTGTTTTTATTGTTTCTCGTTTATATGTTGTAACAGTTTCAGTAGTCCCAAAAAAACCACGTTGATTTCCTGGTAAAGTATTAGTTTCTTGGTCTAACATTACTAAAGTGTTGTCTATGGATTGAATACCATAAAAGGTATCAGTGGATATATTTTTACCAATTAGACTTTGAAGAGATAAGCTGTCTGCTACAGTTGAATCTTTACAGGCAATAACATTATCAATTTGAAAGATCTGTGCTCCGTTATTTGTAACCACATTAAATGCTATTGATTGAATTGAGGCTCCTAATGCACCTCCAGTATCTACTGTAACAGGATACCAACGATTAAGAACTCCTATATTGGGAATATTTACCGTATTAACAGGAGTTGCTCCAGCATTATCAGAACAAAGAGTTAAAGTACAAGCACCAGCAGCCCCGATTGTACCACTAGTCTGTTTTATCCAGAAAGAAATTTGTGTATAAGCACTAAAATCTGTAGCTCCTACTAAAGGCCAATAAGCAGCCATTCCAGTTGTAAATCCTACTGCAATATCTATGTTCTGGCAAGACACACCTTGTCTTCTATCTGCAGTTAATACTGTACAAGTTACATTAGCTGAGGCAGTCCAATTAGTTTTATCCCCCTGTCCTCCTGTAACAGCAATATTTTTAGTTACACTACTAGCTAATATCACTGCTCGGTTGCGGATACGAGTAATAGTTCCACCACTACCAACACCGTTTCCAACAGAGTTTGAACCGTTAGGGTATAGTAATGTTATATTGTTTCCTGATATCGAGACAATCCATGCACCATTAGCGTTAGTGTTTGTAGTATGTCCTGCGACTAAAGCAGCATCTCCTGTAATGAGATTATGTCCTGATACAGTAAGTACAATAGGAGTTGTGTTTGTAGATGATCCTATACCAAATGTTGATATATCTTTAGTACCATCCCATTTTCCAGTAACTCCTAGAGAAGTAGGATTAGGACTACCCATTATCCGTATAGTATCACCAGGTGCAGTAGCTGCAGCAACAAAGTTATTTATACGTTTTCTACGTGTCGCAAAACTATCTCCATTACCTACAGAAGCATTGGAATCAGTTCCATTTACATAATCCATATACCAGATAGTCATAATTTATTATGCTTCGGTTACAGTTACAGAGTTGAGTGTTTCAGGAGCAGTTGTAGCAAAAGCAGTATTTGTCACAATTACATCAGTACCAGATGTCCCTACTGTTAAATCAGATACAACAGCAACATCAGCTGAAGTTACCAGTTTAGCAATTACTGCTACTCCATTTACAGCTGGTGTTACTGGATTTACTGATGGTGCATTCATATTCATTATTCCTCCTGCAGCAGATGCAAATACATTTCCAGTCCAAGTCCAAGTAGCAAGCAATGTTCCATAAGCTGTTGTGTAAATTTCTAATTTACCACCAACACCAAGTTCTGTATTAATTGCATTTGCTCTTGCATTTTTTGTTAAGGTTGAAAAAATCCAGGCCATTATGGTTTCCTTTTAAAAAGTGAATAGTTATTTAAGTAAAGGTATTTATACTAAACTAGTGTTTAGTCTTCTACTTCTGCCTCTTGTTCCATTTTATTTAATCTTGTATAATAATCAGGAATTTCTTTTAAATGATCTTTGGCTATTAATTTAGCTATTAAGATAGATGCAGTGTGTTCTTTCTCCACTTCTATTCCTTTTTTTAATTCTGTAGCATCAAACTCAGAATCAGGAACAAAATCATGATGACCAAGATTAGCAAGAAGATCTTCTACTTCTTTTTCACTAAATTTGTCTAAATCTTTGCCTGTAACATTTAAAAGTTTGGCTAGTTTTTGAATTTTTTCACTTTCATAAAAAAATTGTTTGAATGTTTGACGCATAATAAAAAACCCTCATGTATCGCTACGTGAGGGTATTTATCTATATCAGAATATTACAGCAATTGTATTATGCTGGTGTTGGTGGATTAACTGTTGAACCTATTGTTGCATCATTATTATAATATTTCCAAGCAGATCCATCCCAATAAACATATGCAAGAACAGCATTACCTTTTGCTTGTGGTTTATTTTCTTTTTCAAAAACACAAGCAGAACCTGCTGTGTATAAAGGACCAAAACCAGTAAGATACGGAACTGTTGATAATACTTGGAATGTTGTTGGTAAAGCAGCAAAATAACCAACTTTTACCCAAGCAGCACCATCACTCCAGTATAGTATTTTGACAGTTGTATCATAGTATAAAGAACCGCGAGTTTGTGGTTGAACAGGAAGACCAGCAGTATTACCATTTGGAAGACCTGTACCAGCAGAACCAATACCAGTAGTAGCAGCTCCAACAGCAGCAGCTAAAGCAGCAGTAGGTAATGCAGAAGTAGCAGCATCTAATGTTGCAATTAAACCAGTACCAGTAACCCCTTCAATAACAGCAACAGAACTAGCAACAGCAGGAACAGCAGTTGTATAACCAACAGTTGGTGAAATTATATTAATAGTAATGGTATTAGTAGCAGCAGTTAAAGTCGCTGTAGTACCTGGAATTGCAAGTCCAACAGCAGTATTAAGATTAGCAACAAATCCAGCAAAAGTTACATCAGTTCCAGCAACTGCTACACTAACATCAATAGCAGTAGCACTATCAACAGCAATATTTAATGTATATGTACCAGTAGCAACACCCATTTGTGAAGTTGGTACAATACCAGTACCTGTAACTACAACAGTATCAGTTGCATTAGTCCATTCAGTATCAGCTGGATCAGCAAACTGTAAAACAGCATCAACAGCAGCGATTTGAGATGTTGATAAACGATTACGTGCAAGATATCTATCATTACCTCTTGTAGTTTGATAGTTTGTTAATCCAAAAGTGTGACCTTTTATAGAAGCAAATAATGGAAATGTTGGATCATCTACAACACTTATTGCGGATGCTGTACCAGATGTTAGACTAGTAATAACAACATTATTATCTTTAAGAGTTACGGTTGCAACTCCAGTTAACGCTGTATTAAGTACACTAAGTAAAGCTGTAAAAGTTAATATAGTAGAACCAAGAGCATTTACTGTTACTGCTCCACCAGGAGCATCAACATCAATAACTGTTGTGTAAGTGGTACCACCAGTTACTCCAGTTGTTGCATTAGCACCTGGAAAATTTGGACCATATGTAAGTACTGCAAATCCTGCTGATTGATCAAGCAAGAGAGCAGGTTCAGTAGAGCGGTTGAAATCTACATCAACCCAAGTAAAACTACCAGGAATATTCATTGTGTGTTTCTCCTAAAATGTTATTCAGTGTAAAGCGCATACATATTTATAGTAATACCAATAAAATGTATCGTATTTTATTATATCTTATTTATGTTGAACCTTATAATTGGAATATTTTATTAATTTGTTTAATTACAATTGGCTTAATTTGAAAACATTCTGTGTAACCAGAAAATTTACTATTAGAAAAGAATTTATATGGTTTTAGTTCTTCTAATAAAGATTGTTCTATTTGAAACGCTTCAAATAATGTCATCTTCTTTTCATATAAAGCACTAATTTCCATATCCTTATATTCACTACGATTATATCTATGCTGAACAGATTTTGCTGTAATACCTATTTTAATAAACATTTCATTCCCATTTATAATATTCATAGCATATAAAAGTGCTGGAATATCTTTTTGGTGTGGATTATTATTAAAATAATCTAAAGTATATCCTCCCAATCCTCCTTTTAGTTTATTAGCACAAATAGGACATCCACTTTTTTGGTTTACGTGAGCATCAGGCGTTTGTAAAAAATCACCATGTATTAAACAAGTTATAACAACTTTTGTTCTATTATTAGTATATTGTGTTTTAGTGTAATCATATTTATTGTTATGAATATTATTAGATTGTTCAATAAATTTTTCAACAGGAATTCTATGACTTATACTGGCTCGCTCTCTTCCACAAGTTCTACATCCTTGTTTTTGTTGAAGAACTGCTCTCGGTGATATTTCAAACTCTCCATGAATAGGACATATTAATACGATTTTTGTATCTAAATTTTTATAGATTACTTTTGAATATTCTAATTTATCCAAATGAATAGTCTTAATTTCTTTAATACATTGTTCTGTTGTTCTCTTTGCCATATAATCTCTCCATAATATAATAAGTATTTATGAAGAGATTGGAATAGTGATAACAATAGCAAATTAGGGTTACCCGAAGATGAAAGTAGTAGCCATTCCATATTCTTCAGGCTTATCAGCAACAAAATCAAAAATTTCTGCTAAACATGCCTCCATCTCTTCCTTAGCTGCCATTCTTAAATCATTAGCATTTAGGGTAATACTTCCACTTGCACCAGGTAATGTTGAAAATTTGCCACGAATTTCAGCTAATATTAATCTACAAACAGCAGCAGAGTATCTACGAATCCAAGGTCTTGAATATCTATCAGATAAAATATCTTGTTCAGTTCTTTCCATACTTGCTTCTACTGCTACATATGGTTCAGTAAATGGAAATCTATGATGTATCCATAATTCACGTTGCTGTTCATTCCAAGTGAAAGTTAATCTAGCAGCAAATAATTGTTCCATAGTTTTTGTATATTCTACCATAATATGATAACTTAATAAATCAAAAGTTCCCATATTATACAAATGTTGTAATACTATTTGTCCATAAACACCAGCACCATGAGCAGATGCTAAAAATGATGATGTTAATCTGTATATTCCCATAATATCAACAATCTTATTAAACTCTCCAGTTTTATTATTTAAAAGATACCGTTGAGTTTCTGGTGATGTTTGCATAAAGAAAAAGCCTCGTTTATATCCTAAACTAGATTTTTGACGAAGTTCACTTAACGCTTTTGTTATAGCATAATCTAATTGTTCATTTGTTAATTCAACATCAATAGATGGATAACCTAATTCATAACGTATTTCAGTCATTAATAATAAACGTTGGTCATCTGAACCATCTGTTCCAATTCCTATTTCGTTATAAGATGGAATGTCAGATATTCCATCTGATCCAGGTTTTGGATCATAAAAAGTATAAGGAACACTTAATGATTTAAATAGAGTACCATCAATTAGATTAACAAAAGATAATCCACTAACATTTGAATCTGTAAATAGTAGATTTCCGTGAGCATCTAACTCAGCTGTTGCTCTTACAGGAGCAGTTACCCAATATATCCCATTCCACATTAATAATTGATTTGTAGTTGTATTAAACCATTTAGAATCTGTGACTGGTGCTGGACTCGTAGTTGAAAATAATATAGATACCCACGCTGCTCCATTCCATACTTGAACTGAAGAATTAGTCGTATTATACCAATAAGAACCTATCGGTAAACTATTTGGGTCATTAACAGATATTATAGGTATAAAAGAAACCCAAACACGACTTCCATTTAATTCTTTCCAATTATTTGTAATTGGGTAATACCAAACTGTTCCAATTGCTAATGTTGTAGTTGGGTCTGTTGGATAACTAATAAAATTAACTAGGGTAAAACAATTATTTTTCCAAACATATAACAGTTGTGTAGTAGAATTATACCATAATGTTCCATTAGATATTGATGGTAATAATGATGGATCTGTTGATTGTTCATAAAAAGTTGTAACTAATTTCCAAACGAAATTAAGATTATCCCAAGTATAAAGTTTATCTTGAAGGGTATTCCACCAAGTATCACAAAAAGCACGTTGAGTTGGATCATAAGGGAATGAAATAACTTCATATTCAACCCAAACAGAATTAACTCCGTCATATCTTTTTAATACCTGTGTTGCTGGATTATACCAATATTGTCCAGCAACTGGAATTGCTGGTTCTCTTTCTCCTATAAAAAGATTTGTTTGAATATTCCATCCTGCTAATGGAATATTCCAAGCATTTAAACTATTAGTTGTTTCATCAAACCAATATGAGCCTACTGTTAATGCATTAGGGTCTTCGTGATATTGAATAATATCAGTTACTATCCACATCCCAACTGAATTATCCCATTTATACATAATATTTGTAGATGGATCATACCAATAAGCCCCATTAGTAGTTGGTGCTATTGTAGATGGGTCAAGAGCTTGATCAAATATAAGTGTTTTACACCAAGTAGTTCCATTCCAAACATATCCATTTGTACCATCAAACCAATAGGATTGGTCAGCAATAGGAACTTGTGGATCTATTATAGACGTTATAACTGTATCAGTAATCCAAGTAGTTCCATTCCAATGTTTTAATACATTAGTTGTTGGATATAACCAATATGTTCCAGTTGTAACAATATCAGGTGCTGTTGCTTGAATAATAACTGGAATTTCTACATTATGTGTTCCATCCCATTGATATAATTTATTTGCGGATGAATCCCAATAAAAAGCACCAGTATTTGGAGCAAGAGGTCCTTGTGTTGTAATATCAATAAGTGATAAGTTTTTATTGATTTCATTTACTAAATCTGTATAATTTTCTGAATTAGAACCTGCTATTTGAATGGTATAAGTTATTGGAGCAGGATTAACATAGTACGGATCAAGAGGTGTACGAGGTGTTGGTACAACTCCTAATTGAATTTGAAAATCGTAATTTATACTAGGTTGTAATCCAGTAAAATCATTAGGTGAAACACCAGGAGGAGTTACATTAGATTTTAATATAACAAGTTGAGTGCCATGAGTTCCTTCAGTACCTCTATTTGTATAATCCAAAGAATAAGCATGAACTCCTTCTTTAAAGTAACGATATTGACAATCTACAGGAAAACCAGAAATATAATAAGGAGTATTTGGAGTTAATCCAGTTATATCAAAGTAAGTAGTAGTTCTATCACCATAAAAAGCACCAATAATAAAAGAGGTACCTAATTTATCCCCAGCAAATAGATTTGAATTTCCATTTGGATCTGAACTATAAACAGTATTATCTATAGGAACTTTACTTCCTGATATTGGAGTAGTATCTAATGTAACAATTATCCCACAATAAGCTTGTTCATCAGCACCACAACCAGTTGCTGGTGTGGGAATATTCCAACTTACTCTTCCAGTATTTGGTCCAGTTCTATCAAACTTAAGTGTTATGTTTAAGGATTCAACCCGAAGTAATCCAGGTGCGTCGAGTTTAATATCAAATGTTCCCATCTGTGTTGTCCTAAAGGTTATAGTATATAAGATATTTATCTATTACAGCAGTAGATAGAAACTATTAGTTATTAACGAAGTCGTGAATTTACATTTTGTGACGCTATTGGTTCATTTGACATAGTAGACTTTGCTTGAGTTACTTGTTGCATCGCTCTTTGTATTGGACCTTGTAATTGACGAGCAGCTGTTCCAATTTGTTGAGCAGAATCTTGACTTGTAGCAAATTTAAGGTATTTTTGAACTATTTCAGGAAATCGAGCTCCGTATTGAGCGATACTAACAATTGATTGATTAGGTAATGATTTTCTGGTTAAATCATCATATTTCATCGAAGCACTAGCTAATACTTTTAAAGTTTTTTGTTTCTTCCCTGTATCTTCAATTGAAAGTAAGGTATCACTAAGTTTTTCAACACCTGCTAAAAATGAAGCAACACTTTTTGGATTCATATTTGCAGCTGTTTGTTCTAATCCAGCTAAGACATGTGTTACAGATTCAAATAATTGGTTTGGTGTTATTTTATCCTTGTTAGCCAGATAAGTAAGATTGTTTTGAATAGTAGTATTTTGTGTTGTAATACTAATGTCAATTTGTTGGGCTTCTTTTATTAATTTCATTGTATTATCCAATAGAGGTAATTAATATTTATATACTATATCCAGTTAGTGGTATAGTAGTAGCATGTCTTGATAGGAATTTCTGAAGTTTAATACATGACATATCAATATCATATTGTTCAGATTCATCAAGATTTTTTACCCCTTTAAATCTAATAGAAAGAGGGGTAGGATTATGAATATCATCATATCTCCATTCTACTATTATTTTATTTTTTGGTCTTAGACTGACTGGTTCAATAGTTTCGTTAATAGGTAAAGTACAATATTTCCGTACTTCATATTCGATAATAGAAATGGGTGTTTTTTCTATTGCTTTCAAAAGTTGTTCTTTACTTTCAAGATATTGTTTAAAAGTTAGTTTTTCCATCATATCACTTGTAGGTTGATTATGTTCTATTTATAAACATATTCATTAAAGATGTTAGGAACGTACTCTTTCAATTTATCCCTACTTCCAATATTATCCCTCCATCCTAACATTTGTAAATTATCAGGATGAGCACATACCTCTTCTGGTATATAATTAATAAAACAATATCTCATAGGTACAATATGGTCTATATGATAGGCTCCCTCTGTTCCAGCCCTTCCAGTTGGTAAATTATTAGGATTAATAATGTGCTTATTGTTTTTGTATGATATTTTGGATAGTTTTGTTACTTTTGATTTGTAGGTTTGCCATATATCAGCAGTTTCTTTCCAAGTATCAGAGTTTTGTCTTGACCACTTGTTGATATACGTAGTTCTTTCTTCTTTTCCACATATAGTACAAGTTGTATCAGTTCTTAATATATTAACAGCATTACAAGTAAAAGTATGACCACATTTTGGGTTTTCAAATGTTACTAGAAAAGGAGTACAGTTTTTACCAACAGCATTTCTACCATCCCAATCTGATTTTATGATTAATCCTTTACGATAAACAATTTGTAAGTTTTGTTGTCGTGTTATGTCATTTCGTTCTTTAATACGAGTTTTATTACAATTAGGACACCCATTGACACCATATTTTTTATATGCTTGTAATTTTGATAATGGCGTTGCTGACCATATATGATTACAATTATTACATTGTAATTGATGGTGATTTTTAGAACCGGAAAATGGTTCTAAAAGTGTTATTCCTATTTCTAGTAATCTATCAGGATATGTCATATTAACCTCTTGTATAATTTTTATTCATTATACACTATATATGTTAATATGTCAACACCATAAAAATCATTACTATTTCCATTTTGACAATAAAAAGTCCGGACAAGCCGGACTTTTTAACTACTTAATTTACCTCGTTTTTACTTACGCAAAGTGGAAGTTGTTGACATTTATCTTGCCATAGTAGTCCGCAGAATTACCCAAAGATGTTTCTGTTTGAGTAAATGCTGTTTTACCATAACGAGTCATCATAGAAACAACTGGTTGGAAAGTAACAGGATTAATGATAACACCTGATGACATCAATGGGATATATGGGCAGTAGAAGTAACCAGTATCAGTTTCTCCATTTCCACCTTTATAACCAACTAAGATT